CTGCCAATGCTCTACCTTCTTTATCGTAGTACTCAGATCTAGGGAATGATAGTGATTGAGTCCTATCTTGTAAGCACCCCTTGAAATCATATCTAAGTTCTAGGTATTCAGTAGCATATATAATAGCTGCCTCTTTAGCTGTAGCAGTAAGCAAAGTCCACTCACTATCTAGGTTCCTATCCAATAGATAGGTATCAGCATAAGCTACATCTATATAAGCATTAGCGTTTGGAACTATACTCCCTGTTTCCACTATTAAAGGCATTTTACTCTCCTAGTATTTTCTTACAATGAGCATCAACCATAGCACGGTTCTTAACAGGTGCATCAGGCCACATTTGACGTAACATCTTACGGGCAATTAGAAAGTTAGGCTCATCAAGGATAGCTTGCGCTGCTGAGGTATGGAATTCATTATCATCCTCTTTAGCTTCAACTACTTCTTCTAAGGATTCTGTGAGGTCTTGTAGGGCTTCCTTAGTATCTTCTTTGGCCTCTTCTTTAACTTCTTTCTTAGACGTTGTCTTCTTTGGTTTATCATTATCAGTACCAACTACTTCAAAGTTCTTTAGCTCTTTTAGGTTCTTAAAGGTTGTTGGGTCTACATCACAATAGAATGTAACACCTGTTGGTAAATCACCAATCTTAGCTAATCCCATCTTTGAACCAATGATTCTATCGCCTTTAGCCATATGCTCTTTGACAAGGTTAAATAATGGACTATCTTCATGGTTGTAGGGCTTCTTGAATAAGACATATATATTGTTACGCATATTGGTTTCCTCTAGTTAATAAAAAAGGAGCCCTGAGGCTCCCTTCGAGTATAACATATAAGATTATCTATGGTAAATTTGGATACCAGGAAGATCTTTCTTAGATGTGTAGACTTTATTCCAACGAGCAGAATCAGCTAACTGTGCATCAGTAGGGTTCTTATCAGTAGACTCATAAGAAATACCCTTGATACCGATAGTGTAGCTCCACTCAGCTTGTATTTGACGTACAAGGTTTTCGCGGCCAGTTACATTTTCAATCATAACGTCAGGCATAACTGATTCGTTGATAACGATAGCGCCTTCAACTAAACCGAAAGTACGGTAAGCATTAACAGTACCAGTCTCTAGAGCATCAACATCTACAAGAGCAGGGCTGTCAACAACGATAACAGGCTTACCTAGAGTAGCTGGAGTACCGCTCATAACAACCATATCAGCAACACCATCAGCAGTAGTAGATGCTGCTTGATTACCAACAAGATCCCAATATGCTTTAGAGTGCATAACCCATGCTTTAATCTTCATGGTGCGATCACCAAAAAGAGGCATAGCTGCAATCAATGCATCAGTAGATAGAGTGTTAGCTGAATCATCATAAACAAGCTCATCAGCACCAGTAGGCTGTAGGCCAGCTAGGTCATAAGCACCAACTAAAGCTGATACAGCAGACTCACGCCATTGCTCAGTGATGTTCTCAGCAGATGCACGGCCAATGTTGAATACCATCTCTTCAGGTGATAGACCTTGATCACGCATTGAATCAAGAGTGAAAGCATAAAGATCACCTTTCTTGATTTTGATTGATTTATGATCATCAGCTGACATTGAGATTGGAGTCCGCTCTGCTACAGAAGTAGGGTCACGATGGAAAATACCATTAGACTTCAAAAAGAATGCTGCTTCTTTCTGTTGGCCACGATGGAATAGAGTGTTTAAGCTAATAGTATTAAAACCAGCAGCGTTAAAAACATCTAAGTTAGATTGTACAGATTCAACAAAACCAGTATAAAACTGCTCCTGATAAACCACCATATTACTTTGATTACCAATAACCATGGAATTAATCTCCTTTAAAGATCCATTTAAATATTAAGGTTTAAGTTTAAAGTAAGCTTGCTGTCCGTGTGTTGCAACGTATGCAGACTTTTCTTTAGTAGTCATTTCAGAACGTTTAACGCCTGAAGTTCCTGATGTCCCACCAGTAATATCAGAAGATCTCCCACCGCCTGACTTATTCTTACCTGGAAACGCTTTTGACCAAGTAGCTTGAGACTTCATAGACTCTACTAGCTGACCTACAGTCATTGGGTTTCCATTACTATCACCTATTTGTGGATGACCATTAGCGTCTACCACTTCAGTAATAAAGCCTTCACCAGCATCTCGCAAGCGTAAGCTCTCTTTAACATATGGAAGCATGAAAGTAACCGTATCTGCGTCACCACCTGCTGCCAGAATTGCACTCTTGGCTGAATCATCAATTAGTACTCTATTGAGTTGTGATTGATACTTACCAGCTTCACCTTTAAGAGCTTCCAGCTCCTTTTGGTGTTTAGTACTCATTTGTTCTTGTAAAGATTTTAACTTAGCATCAGCAATCTTGTCTGCTTCTTTGGTTGGGTCTAGAGCTTCTAACTCCTGTAACCGATTAAGTTTTTGTTCAATAGTGTCAGCGTCTAAGTCTCCTAGTTTCGAGTACTGTCCTGCTCTCTTTTCCGCTTCCTGCTTTAAGGCACGTTCTTTACTTAGAGCGGATCGTAGACCACCAACATCTTCTAATGCATAACCGTCATTTGCTTCTACATCAAGAATGAAACCGTTATCAGTCTCTTTATAGAAACCACGTACATTCTCATCAACCTCATCAATATTATTTACTTTAGACTTTAACGACATTTTAAATCTCCCATCTAGTATGTCTTTTATATTTAAATGTTAAATACCCACCTGGGTATACACACATTGTAGCGAAACAAGTATAACAATGCAACAAAGTGTAGTTATTAGTCGCTAGCATCGTCTAGTACAGCTACATCATCACCAATCTGAGGAGTATCTGTTACCTGATCTTCTATACCTGATGTTAGGTTAGTGCTTTCTGATAACATGCCGCGTTTCTGCATCTCTTGTGTTAGGTCTTCTGGTGATAGGTTCTTAGACTGCATTAAACCAATTAAGTTAGCTACTAAGTTAGCATCTACTGTTAGACTGATCTTATCACCTATGTTGACCTGTGTTCCTGAGGCATCAACATCCATCCACTCACCAGCTAATGTGAAAGCCTTCTCCAAACCTAGTTCAAGCGCCTCTACAGACTCCTGGAGTATAGATGTAGCCTTGGTATTGTCTATGGTCTTGGCTATACCTGTCTCTCTTGTAGACGTTCCTCTGGGGGTTAACATATCAGCACCCATAGCTGCCATTCGCTGCTCAAGCTGCTGTATTGAATTCTGCTGTGCCGGTATGGCTTTACCTTGATGCTCTAGGTAGCCTATTTTAACCTCCGGGTTAGTAGACTTCAAAAGGGTATGGGCGGCAAAGGTTACTTTATCCATCTCACCATCTTCAATACCTAATGCGTAAGCCATAGGAATACTTGTTACGTGTTCAATGTTATCCAGATCTGATACCTTCTGGTAATGTCTAATGTTCAGCCACGCTAACTCTTCTAGTAGGGGTGCTGACTGCATATAGCCTTGCTTGTTGGCATATACTGTAACTAATCCAATCTTATCTAAGCTGTTAGGGATATCGTCCCCTAATTGAGTATAACCAGTCTCTTTACCGTCACTATCACTGTTCTGGAATATCTGTGTGAAGCCTGGGGTTATGTTTCTTATCTGTTGAACAGGTTTAACATTCCATTGATCAGCAGGATCTACTACGTCTACATCTTCAAACAAACGGATACTAGTTAGTTGCTTCTTAGAGCCTACTGTTTTATAAGTCCAGTTAATCAGCTTCAGGGGGTTAATCCTAGAGAAATAAGGGCGTATATTCTGTTCCTGTTCCTCACCTAAGCTTAGCTCTTCTTCTAATACAGGGTACTCAACTAAGATATGGCACTTACCGAAGTTAATAAGGTCTTCTAGTAAACGTTTAACAAAAGGGTGTAATGCTTCCTCATCACCATCTGCTTCTGATAACAAGTACTCAAGCTCTGTAGGTAGATCAGCAACAGTCATAGCAGTCATGAAGGGGATAGCGGATAGACTCTTAACAGTACGACTGTAGGCACCAAACAATACACTACGGGTTAAGCGGTTGTAATAGATATTATCTTCTTCACCTTCTTCTTGTGGTAGATACTTACGCTCAGCTTCTTTCATAGCTATCGTACCACCATTAAGATGGACTATAGGCTCCCACCTATTAAACATTACCTGGTAAGAGGGATGTGGGGTCGCAGGGCCACTAGCCAAAGTCTGCAACCTAGTAAATGAGGGGAATAAATTATTCAGTAAATGACCTTGACTGGTTGTACGATTAAACATTAATATATCCTTTATCTGTTAGATTATTTGTAGGTGGTGTGCTCTAAGACTTCTTTCTTACTGTTGAATCCATATTTATATAGGACTTGATAAAGTCTAGCCCTACCAATGCCTAGCTTAGTAGCAATATCTACCATACGCTCTCCGTTTCTTATGGGGGTTACTATATCCTTTATGAATGTTTCTTTATCCCACTTCAAAGGTATTCTTGGCATATTAGACTCCTAAACTTGAACTTTGTATTCTTGATCTCTTCTCAATAAGTAATGCATGTAGTGATATTACAGCCGCATCTAATCTATTGGGACTCTTCTCACCTGGCTCCCCTGTATATGAGACCATTTCATCTTCTAGTATTGTAAAGGTTTGGGTGTGGTGTATCAAGCCTTGCTCAGCGAGCATAGATACAGGGACTGCTCTATCAAATTTAGAGCGCAGGTGATGCTTTAGTTTTATCTTGTGTTTAGGTACTCCGTACTTCTCAAGAACCATCCTAACCATCTCACCACCTTGATTGGATTCAGCAACAATGGTAGCTCTAGGATATAGCTCAGTAATTTCAAATACACGCTTAGCCCATGCTTCAGGTGATCCTTTTAGACTGTAGTCTGCGAGGACGAAGGCGTGATCAACCCCTGCAATCTCAGCTGCTGCTGATACAACGATACCACACTCATCATTACGCTTCTTCCCTGTTGAAGTTGAAGGATCTACTCCAATAATTATCTTAGCTACTGTTTGTGGGCATTGTTTACGATTCTCTTCAATCTGACCTGGTTTCCATAATGCTCTTTCATCTTCCCACAATAATTCTCCATGTAGTTCCTGTCGTCCTAGCTTAGTACCATCATATAAACGGATCATTTCCTCTAATGCTTTAGGACTCAGGTTAGCAGCGTTCTCCATAGTAGAACCTGTTATAGTTACACATTTAGGATCTTCAAATAACTGTTTTATAAGAGGTTTAGGACGAGGAGTTGTGGTAACTAAGAACTGAGGGTCATTTCCTTGCCTAAGTCCAAATATAATGTTAGACCATGCTTCATCTAAGTTATCCCACTTAGCCATTTCATCACACCATACTGTCTGACTGTTCTGTCCTCGTAGTCCCTCCACCGAATCACCTGCTCTACAGAAACCAAGTATTCCATTTGGCCATGTTAGTAATCTCTTTGAAGGTTCATACTTAGGTTTGAACCAATCAGGACAGACTTCTATGATAGATGAGGGGTTTCCCTCAACCATGATGTCTCTAGTATCAGCTGCATTCTGTCCTACCAATAAAATTGGGCCTTTATTCATATACGCACGTATATTTATCCATACAGATGCTTGATACGTCTTACCTGCCCCGCGACCCAGTAGTGCCATAGTACCAAAGCGGCCATCTTCTTCAATGATCTGCTTCTCACGTAATGTGAAGTAAGGGTCATCATAAAGTAGCATCGCCTCTTCTGGTGTAAGATTCTCTAAGAACTCTTTTACATATGATTCACCATGTTCTCTGATCATGCGATGCATGTTGAAACCATTATCATAAGCGAAAAACTGTCCCATACATTACTCCTAAATTAGTTAAAGTATATGTGTAGTATACAATAAATTAACAATAATTAATACAATGTAACTCAGTATCCTTATATAATGATAAGGTCAATAATGACTTAATTAAATAGAGAGTATAGAAATGGTTAAAGCTAAGAAAGTTACTAAAGAAAGGGAGTTATTTATTATTAATAATATTAAATATGATCCTGAAACAGGTGTGTTGACATGGAAAAACAATATGGCGAATAATTCAATACCAGCAGGAACTAAGGCAGGCACGATCTACAATAAAGGTTATATACGTATCAAATGCTTGGATAGGTTAATACTTGGACATAGGATTGCTTGGTTTTTATATTATGGTGAATGGCCTAAAGGTTGTATAGATCATAAATCACAGGTGAGAACTGATAATAGGATTATCAACCTTAGAGATGTTTCTGTTCTAACTAATAGGAAAAATGGTAGTTTACAGTCTAACAATACAACAGGTATTAATGGTGTTACTAGACAATATAATTGTAAATGGAGAGTAAGAATAAATACAGAAGGTAAGAGAATAAATCTGGGACTATTCGATGATTTCTTTGAAGCTTGTTGTGTTAGAAAAGCAGCTGAGCTTAAATATAACTATCATCCTAACCACGGTAAATCTGATAGGTAGGTATGTTAACGACATTGGTGTCGTCAAGAGAGGGGTTAGTGTCTATCGCTGGATTTGAACCAGCTTCTATCACAATTAACCTGTGCTGCTTTAACCTGTATTAAGCTATATAGACATTTGAATTGGTGCAGGCTATTGGATTTGAACCAATGTGTCTTTCGAGTCGGATTTACAGTCCGGTGCTTTCAACCCCTCAGCCAAGCCTGCGATAGTAGTATAACATAATTTACTTATCCTTCAACACAATTAATTTTTTTACTTTCGTATTCGTATATACATCAATCTTACCAGCTGCTTTAACAGCTTCTACTGCACTGGCCCCCATTGCTAAGGCACCTAATGCAACAATATACCCTGATCCTACTGCTTGATCCCCTTTACCTGTTGGGAATAAGTTACCGCCTTGGAATCCGTAGGTGTTACCCTCAGCATCAACTATGATAGCTGTGCTGCCCTCTGTCTTAGGTGTGAACTCGGGATCAAAATCTGCCTTAGCCCATTCTGTAATAGCTAAATAATCACTAGGATCTCCAGCAATTCCGATGTAATAAATATGGCTAAAGCTCTTAACCTTGAATAGCTTCTTAGTACTATGTGAGACAATGCAGTCACCTTGAGTTAGTTGAGTATCTGCTGCAAGTATTCCTTTTGAATATACAATAGTAGTCATGTTAATCCCTCTAAAAGTTAATATTATAATACGATATAACCATATATCACTTGCGCCGATAAACTATTAATAAGATTACAGCTTTCTATATTAGTTAGTAAGTCTCTATGTAAGTTATGTTTATTATCGTAAGTAGAGCCTGTAATGACCACACACTTCTCATCAAACACTCTTGATACTAGGAACTTTGTTGAATCTGGGGTTGGTGTTGTAGTGATTAAATAGGTTCCGTTATTTTTAAGAGATAACATAATATCAAGCCACTCATAACCCTTTATATCAGTACGGATCTCATCGAACCACATAGCGTTAAATCTTGGACCTCTAAAATACTTAGACTTAACCTCTGCGTAAGTCTTCATATGGATTGCCACACCATTAGGTAATATGGCTGTCTGGTACTTAAATACTATTCCAGGGTATGCCCTTTTAAGTATCTCATTTTCAATAACCATACGGGCTGCATCATGAAGTGTCTCAGCTACTACTAATAAATCCCCATTATTCTCAAATACCTTCTCTGTTAGCCAATATTTACCTGCTAATGACTTACCCCATGCTCTTCCTGCTTTAATAAGGGTACCTTGTCTACCATCGTTATCTAGTACTATCTGTTCTTTTCTTAGTTTAATCATTGTTGTTTTTCCTCTAAAAGTTAATCTTACCCATGTGTGCTAGAAGTAGTGCATCTGCTACATGCTCATCCTTCTTTAGTATATCACCTTTCTTATTCTTGTTGAATGGCGCTTCTGGGTATAATTCGTCAGCTTTCTGTATATTTAAGTTCTTACGCTTAGTTCCCTTGATCTCAGGACTACCTACGAATTTTTTTATGCTGAATGGTGTGTAATTAGTTATATTAGTTAATTCATACTGGACTACTACAGATGCCATAACCCCAGTACAAGCAGCCATAAACTTTCCGGCACGTGCTGACTGAGATCCTCCTGGCCACTCAATTGACCACTGACAAGGTTTATCTATATAAATGGATGCTAGGTAGCTTAACTCAGTATAAAGCTCCTGACAGCGCTCTACGAAGGTCTTAGAGGCATCTGTAGTGATTGTATAGAGTTCTAGGCATTCAGTACCTCTGATAATAGCTATACCAGTGTTTGATAATGATAAGTCTATGCCAATGTAGTAGGTATGGGTAGTTGTCATAATAATCTCCTGTGAGGAGTCATTGTATCAGATATGGAGGTGAGGAGGGGAGTAGTAGTAGTAATTAGCTAATCATATATTTAGGTTATAGGTATCTCAGAGAACTCTTGTAGCCTATGTACAAGGTTTTATTCATGGTCTCTAAGTAACTTCATATAACAGGGTGTGTTTATTGGCAATAGTTTTTAGTCTTACCGGACTGCCTTAAGATCGTTGATTGATTATTCCTTTAACCCTGAGGATATCTACTCAGTTTATCCATTGCTACATAATACCTTTTACATCTAACCAATGTTACTTCAGTTAGAAACCTCCGTTCTCAAAGAGGTACACCTGTATGTAATACTTTATTAGTTCTTTTAACCAGAGAACTAGAAGGACAAAACAACCTCACTAACAACTGTCGTACCTAGAGTATATCACAGCTACTATCTGCTTCCAATAACTCATTACCATTATTTATACTATTACAGTAATCACATGTGTATAGATCGTTAACTATGATTACATACTCCTCACCACAGTAGTGACAGCCAACAACACTGTAGATAATCTCTGATTCTGGTGTAAATTCCATTGTGTAATCCTCTGATTGACTAAATAACTAGTATAACACCGCTGTAAATGTAATACATCAGTGCTAATCACGCCATACAGCCTCTACAACCCCTGTTAACCACTATAGTAGTATGTAGCATCATTTATATGTATAAAACCTTATACAGAGCATCCTGTAGCCTCTCAGAGCTATTCTTACCTATATATGTGACCCTCTTTGTAGTTATAACCTGTTATTTAGACAAAAATACACCTATTTACCACATATTTAACCTCAGATAGAGGGTATAATGGTTAGGATAACTTTAATTTTAACCAGGAGAATGAAAATGACTGATAATGATAAGCAATTTACTACTACCCCCATGAAAACAGATGAAGAGTTAGGTAGTTGGTTTAAATTAACCAAATCACAAGACTTAGATGCAGAAGATAACTACTCTTTGGACTCATTTGCTGAATTAATACTTACTTATGATGATGAAGTAATTGCGAGGTTAGTGTAATGACTAAACAGATATTAATATTGGGGATAGCAAGAAACGGCAAGAGTTTATTTGCCGAGATGTTACGTGATATCTACGGTTTTAGCTTCACTGACTCCTCCAGAGCTGCCTTAGATGTGATTTACCCTGTGTTACAGGCTGACCATGGTTATAATACTAAGGATGAGGCTTTTAATGATAGATTCCGTCACCGATCACAATGGAAGGAACTTATTTGTGAGTATAACTCACCTGATAAGACTAAATTAACGCAGCTGATACTAGCTGATAACGATATCTATGTAGGTATGCGTTGTAAAGAAGAGTATGCAGTAACTAAACACATGTTTGATGTGATTTTATGGGTAGATGGTAGTGCTAGATGTGGTAACACTGATGAAACTATGACTATTGAGTTTAATGATGATACCGATAGGATGATTCTTGTAGACAACAATGCTGGAGTAGCGCAGTTACTGGAAAAAGCGCATGACCTAAGAGAATTACTGACTGGAGAGTGATTTATGATTACATACACCTACCAATGCAAAGAATGTGAACATAAGTTTGATATTAAACAGCGTATCACTGAGGATTCCCTAACCAAATGCCCTGAGTGTAAGAAAGAATCACTACAGAAGGTTATACAACCTAGCAATGTGTGGTTCAAAGGTTATAACTGGGCAGATAAGGAGTAAGAGTATGAAGATTACCATTGCAGATGATGAGACTGTACTAGGTGTTAAGGTAGCTAGGAGTATAACAGTTGATGCTTACTGTACCTGGAGTACTTTAGTTGATGCTGTACTACCAGAGTTATTAGCTGACTATGTTTTATCTCAAGATGACTTAGCTAAACACATAGGTGACTCAGAGAGTTTATATATTAGATTAAATAAAGGGGATTAAAATGTTAATTTACTCAATTATACAATCAGTAGCTTTTATATTCTGGTTTTATGTATTTACAGTATTCATGTTAAAGCTTTATAGTCCTGAACTTGATGAGTTAGTACTGAAATCAGATTGTACCCCAGGTGAAGTCAAGTTAGTAATAGGTTTATTGTCTATTACTATGATGGGACTAGCTTCTATGAATGTTATGACAGCGTTATTACCGTTTGTAGTAGGTGTGTATTACATATATAGGAGTGTTAATAATGATTGATTGGTTTATTAGGTTATTTATTAAATGGGGATGGATAAAAGATAAGGAGGATACTAAATCCCCTATAACTAAAACACCAGTACCCAAGCAAGTACCTCCTGAGATCAGTAACCCTGTTGTATTGATTGATCCATATGAGTCCGTAGAGGCTTCTGAGCCTAAGGTGTTTGATTTAGTATGGCAGAGACCTCAAGTATATGAAGATGGTACACCAGTAGGCTTGAATGACATAGAATGTTACATAGTGACTTTAGATGATAAGAAGATCAGGGTTTATGATGAGTTTTTCTATGGGCTGGGATACCACTTAACTTTACAAGTCTTAACTCGGTACGGAATATTATCAGATAAGGTAGAATTTACTAATAAATAATCACTGAGGAAAGTGTAATGAAACGACCTGTTATTAATAAAGATGAACTCAATAAACATTTAAAAAATAAACCAGTTATATTGGTAAGGATATATGCATTCTTAATGCTTTTGTTATCTCCAATTTTATTGACTTTACATCTATGGATCAGTGAATGGTCTTTAATAAAAGATTCTATTGAAGAATTGATAGATCATATCATGGGAGAATACAAATGAGGAGCAAGTAATGGATTTAGATACGATACAAACAACTAACTATGGGGTTACTTATATCAGTTATGATGGATACCCTGTGTTTTATGGTGATCAAGCTACCTTAGTCCAAGTACTAATTGACAAGGTACTTGAATTAGAGACAAGACTTAATGAACTAGAGAAGGACAAGGAATAAAACAATGAGTATATTTAAACAGTATAGTGGTGTAGTTCATACGGTTCCAGACATAACACCTGAGCTATGGGACAAAGTTAAAGCAGGTGATAAGATATTCCTCACCAACGATGTATTAGCGCCAATAAGATTAACTGATAAGAACTTCGAGATTCCAATCTGTATTAGCTCTAGAGGCAAGATAGAGCTAAAGGAATACAAAGGCACCTGTATTGAGTACCAACGGTGTAGAGGCATCATCACAGAGGGCATAAACACACGTAAGGGGTTATATGCGTTCCATGGTAATGAGAATTCTAATCTATTGTTCACTGGTATGGATTGTAGGGATGTAGGTCAAGAAATGTTTAAAATCACTACAACTACAGACGAGGCTTACGATAATATTCAAATCAGAGCTACCACTATGATTGGCTCAGGTAAGAAGAATAAGCAGTATGGTGAAATGATATATGTAGGTAACGGCAGTGATCCAGGTTTAGGTGTTATTACCAATGTGTTGATTGATGATTGTTATATCCGAGACTTCACCAATGAGGTTATTGACATCAAAGGGAATTGCGACAGTTCAATAGTAACAAGGAATAACATAGCTGAGGGTGAAATTATTTTTAATGGTGTGATAACCATAGAAAATACTGGTTGGTTAGGCAAGCGTAACTCTAGACACATTATAGCTAACAATACGATATCTGATGTACGTCAAGGACGTAGTAGTTTGATCAATTATATATGCTTTGGTACTGGTAACATAGAAATACACGATAACAAACTCACATGCCATCCATCTCACGTGGACAAGACTGTCGCTATTAGAGGTTTTACAACCTTTAACAATCGTGCAGCAAAAGATGTACACAGTTTCAATAATGAGATGATAGGATTCAGAGAGTGGTTCAAAAACCGTCCTCACTATGGGGATTCAGGCACAGGACTTAATTATAAATGTGATTTTTATCAATACAAAAGAGGAAGTTAAAAACTAATGGTGAGATTTAAAAAACCTACTAAAGAACAGGAGGAATATATTCTAAGAAATCTTAGCTATGACCCTATCACCGGGGTTATTACTAGGATACGTATCACAGGAAAGAAAACTAAGATTGGAACTGAAGCTGGGGGACGTGATAAAACTACAGGTTATCGTATGATCCGTTTTTTAGGACGTTTATTTCAATCCCACCACATAGCTTATTTTATGTACCACGGATACTGGGCTACTATGATAAACCATATTAACCAGGTCAGGGATGACAACCGTATCTGTAATATAGAACAAACCACATTTACAGATAATAATAAAAACAGATGTATATCATCAAACAATAGTTCAGGTTTGATGGGAGTTTCATGGGATAAGAGCAGACAGAAATGGCAAGTACGTATAGAGGACGAGGGTAAACAGATTCACCTAGGTAGGTTCACTGATTTCTTTGAAGCCTGTTGTGTACGTAAATCAGCAGAAGTTAAATACGGCTTCTCACCACTACATGGGAGTACACCTACTAATGATTAATCTTCGATTAACCTTCGCAGGAGTAACCTGCTAATGACTAAGATCACAGAAGTACAGAAACAGGAGGTGGAGTCTAGCAATAGCCTCCCCTTCACACCCCCAGACAGTAAGTCCTGGGACAAACTGACTAAAGAACGAATCAAACTAAAGAAGAAGGATAAAGATGAGGAAGTATAGAATACTATCACATAGCCAGGAAGGTGATCTAGTAGAAATCCTGACAGAAAAAGAGATACTAGACCAGTATTTTGATTACTGGAAATCAAGAATGGCTGAGGTAGGTAACCTACACCAATTAAAACCAATATACACAGTAAATGAGATCCGACAACTATGTATACAGGATTTCATAACAATACACTGGGGAGAGGAAATTAAATAATTGGATACATTGGCTAAGATAAAACAAAGGAGGAAGCAGCTAATCATCCACAGCTGCTTATACTACTACTTCAATGAATCAATAATATCAGATGCTACCTTCGATAAGTGGTGTAAAGAATTAGTAGAGCTACATGATAAGTATCCTGATTACACAGATGATAATGATAGGTACTTCACAGGTTTTGATGGTAGTACAGGGTATCATCTAGGCAACAGTACTAATGCATTAACACACTACAGTAAGATCAAGGGACTAATGACACATCACCTAGGTGTTGAGTGGTCATCAGATAGGGTACGAGAATACCAATCTAAGTAAACACAAATATAACAATAAGGCAGTATGCATTCGTTATACTATTAACAGAGCTACTGGCTCTACATATCAACCAACCAGAGGAATACAACAATGATAGGCCATGATAAATTTATGGAGATACAACGTAGTAGATTTAAAAAATTAGCAATTACAAAACAACAAATACTAGAGGCCCAGCAAAGGGTAGAGATGTTAGAGAGCGGTATCGATCCAGATGATCCTATTGAGTATATTATCATATCTGCAAGTGATTATTGGGATATGATTAATAATGAATCACAATTAGGCCCATCAATTAGTAGTGAGAGTGTAGTGTGTGGCGATATGTCCATAAATAAATCCCAGACTGAAGAGAATGTTTACTACATAGTAAAAGATGACATAGATCATATAAGCTTTTATAAGAAATAAATCAACTACAACCAACCAGAGGAACACTATAATGAGTGACAGTAGAACAGCTGATAAATTTGTAATCCGTATGCCTGATGGTATGCGAGATAAGATTAAAGAAGATGCTAAGAATAACCATAGAAGTACTAATGCACAGATAGTAGCTGTACTAGATGAGTATTTAAAAACAACCACAACCAGAGGAACACTATAATGAAGACAAGATTACTAATAGCATTTTTCGTACTAGGTATTATCGTTATCCTAGGATATGTTAAATCAGCAGAGGCTAGTGATTTAGAATTAGGACTATCACAGACAGCATTGGACTTCGACCAGAGTTATAACACATCAGATCCACGAGATAAGCTAAAAGCATTGGACGGTTTAAATGTAGGCTACAACAACTTCAGATTATCTTACACAGCAGGTGATATTTGGCTGGGTCAATGGTAGATTGGTTAGAGAAAGACTTAGGTAATGGTAGTAGTATTGTACTAGAGATTAACCCAGCTACTAAGTATGACGGTCCTTGGAACTATGTGGTGTGCCTATGCACAGGTAATAGTATGTTAGATGAGGATATTATAATAAGGACTAGGAACCCTAAGAAGGTCATTAAGATGTTAACTAAGGTTTATATAGTACTGAGAGAATCAATGATGATAGGGGAATGATATGTTAGTGAAGATATCAGATGTGTTTGGACGTTATACAGTTATAAACATAGATAAGGTGCTATATGTCACTGTTAGTAAACGTGTAATAGATATTCATATGGCAGAAGGACATATTATTAATATGTCATACGATACAAAAGATCAATTGAAAGAGTTTGAAGCTCTATTCGATGTACGTACTTTACGTACCAAATGAGAAGAGTAACGCAAGGATGTTAGGTCTACTAATACTGATAACGGCATCAAGGGTATTTGAGATTGAATTTTTAAATTTCATAAACAAGCACATGATGTCCCTCTAGCTATTCCGTACGGGGTGTGCGGGCATTACAGCCTAATCACCCTATCTGAGCCTAATTAGCTAAGCTATTTTAGCTACGCCTATTAAGTCCGTCTATTAAGCACACCTATTAAGTACGTCTATTTTAGTTATGTCTATTAAGCACACCTATTAAGCACGCCTATTAAGCACACCTATTCTAGCTACCACAAATCTTTACATAAACATGCTAATAACAATAACATCCTCATTACATCAGACACTCGTCTGTAGTAAAGCTATCAGTTACTCACCATTACAATAACAATCATTAAATAACAGTGTCCGTAGTAGCGCCACTAACAATGGCTGTGTTACACATTGTTGTGCTAAGCATATGTATGTAACTGTTCGTTATAGATACAGTAACAGTGATAGATGTAACAATAATGTTATTGATCACTCATAGAGTGACCGTGTGTAACACTGACAAGCAACGGTATTAACGATCAGTAACAAATAACATGGGGTAATTACAATAATGTTATTGACATTGTGAGATAGGTGTGGCTATCCCCTGAAGAGATGTTATACACCATTGTTTATATAATCATTGAGCTCATTACCATTGTTTATACACACCAAACCAACACCATGCCTAACAGTCCCACAGTGACTCACCACAGCTTAATACCATTACAGATGAACCTACATACCACTACTACTATAACAGCCCTGTACAAGCTACTGTGCTTATCACCATAAGTTATGAATATACTGCTGCTTATAACTAATAATTATAGATGTACGTCTGCTGGTAGCTATCAGTGTATCTAAGCCTTTGTTATTAATACAGATGATACACTATATCATTAACAACAATAGTTATTACTTCATAACTACGTCTATAGCTATACAAAAGACTCTTTATGTACCTTATTAATACCCTTTACAGCTCACCAATGGCACGAAGTGCAACCATTAAGCTGCACCTATGTACAAGTACGTGCCTATGGCACTGATCACACAAAGGAAAGTAAGAGGAGGTAATAAAGTCTCTTATTATTAATAACCTATATTGAGATTAATTAAAGTAGTAACACGTAGTGTAGGTATTTAAGCATTATCAATAATCTTTAATTAAGAGTTAGCTAAAGATTAATTACTACTGGCGATAGCCCCCAAGAAGAAAGGCTATATATATATAGAGTTAAACAGTCTAGAAAGTCTCAAGTTATTATTGAATGTACTATAGTACTCTTGACTTTAAACGTTATTTAACTCTAGGAAGGTTGGTGGCTGGAACAGCCATAGTAATAGTGTATTTATACACTTATCTTAAGTACTAATTTAAGTAGCTAGTGTTAAGGAAAGTTGAAAGTCTCCAAATGATTAATGAATCTACTGTAATACTTGTGACTTTTAGAGTACTTAACTCTAGGTAGGTAGGATTGTTGGTAGGCTGCTTGCAGCCGTAGTAACTGTATGTTTATATGAGGTGATTGATACTAGTAATAATTGACTGTGATTGATACTAGTAATTAATAAAGGTATTTAATATAAGATATGTTATAGCATATAAATTTAATAAAGTCAATAGCCTAATCACATAAGTGTATGATAATACTAGTAATAAATATTTGTGACTAATTCCCCCTACTAAGTCACATTCTTATAAAACTCTATTATATCATCTTTAGTAATATCTTTAGGTATCTTCCTCTTTAGTGGTACTGTGCTATCTTTAGTGATTCCTTGAATAGTACCTACTAGCAAGTGTTCTAATTCATTAACTAAGTTTAACAAGTAAGAGAATTGTTTAACAGATATAGTCCCCTTAGTATGGAACTGGTTAACTATATTATGTATAACCTTTAGCTTACTGTTAACACCTTGCATGTGATAAGTACTAACCCCTGATTCAGTCCCTTTTATAAGCTGATCAGCTCTATTAATCAAAGCTATAGTAGTAGTTGGATTATGTGTGGTCATTGTATCCTACCTCCTTATACTTAATATTCATTGAATAGATCAATTAATAAAGAACCTACTACTATAGGTAGCTCTATATCTTTGAATGTACATGTAGCAGTATTAGGGCTAAATTTAAATGTTAGCTCACCACACCTATAGATATTATCTATATGGAATAGTCTGTTAAGCCTTGTTTGATATGTAATGATATGCCTATCTATATAGTTAAGCAGTATATTTAATCTTTTAGTACCTATTTCTTTCTTATAATCTTGTAGCATTATTGACTCCTAAATTAAAAAGTAAGCTGTTAGTGCAATTACACCAAGAGCACCAAATATAAGTATTGCACCACATGCAATAACAGTAGTTCCTACACTAGGAGAATCAATCTTCTCTAGAGTGATGTTATGGTTATCTATAATAGCGTGCTTACACTGCCTCTGTTCACTTGTTTGAGTGTTAGTATCATAATATCTTTTGCGTCGTCTGAAGGGCATTGTGTGGTCTCCTAGGTGGTAGTCTGTAGCATATAACATAGTATTTACATATAAGTTAGTATTTACATATAACATAGTATTTACATATAACATAGTATTTACATATAACATAGTATTTACATATAACATAGTATTTACATATAACATAGTATTTACATATCATACTCTTTAAACACGTTATATCGCATATTCATGTAGATAGCTTTAGCATGGTCGTATTGTGATTGTGGTATCAACTTAGTAAAGCCTTTAATGCGGATGTAATATAAGCCTGTACACTTCCAGAATGTTATATTACTAAATTCATATTTACCATCTGATAGACTTCGTGCATTAGCATTATTTAAGTAATCCACTACCTTATCAGGTAACATTGTTGTTTTATTATCATTATCATCAATTAATCTCATTTGTTTTTATCCTTAAGTGTGTTAAGTTTCAATAGGGCATATTCAATTGAGTGCGTAACGTGGCTAAACTCTATAACACGTACATTATCGTCTACTAAATACAATCTAGCCTCATTATTACTAGCTACCTCTAAGCAGTCCCCATTAGGTTGGTCGAACCACATTGAGCCATAGCTAACAGTGTACTTATCTGTATTCATATATCCTTACCTTTTTTAACTGTTTCTAAGGCTAGTTTAGAGCCTTGTGAGCGTGCCTGTGTTCTAGTTTGTAGTACTAAGTCCATAACTAGGTTAATAACCTTGCTATCAAGCTTTAGTAATGTTAATTGATCATATACGTATGTATGGTCGTATAGTTCACTGTCTTTAACTATATTATTTAGCATTTAAGTACTCCAAGTGCTGTGTAAATATCAGGTCTACTTTATCATTGTTAGCTTTAGCTCTATAGTGTAGCTCCTTTACTTTTAGGTGAATATCTTGTGTGTGTCTGATCTTAGTGGCGTATAGCACGCCTAGTACTACTGTTATAATGATTATAATCATTAGTATAGTCTCTGAATGTCTCATACTGCTTGTAACTCCTTTAGCATGACCATAGCTTGAAACTTAGATTCTGCTGATGAGGTTGTCCATATATCGTCTGACTTAAGGATATCCAACCAGTCAGTTTTAGATAATGTAATATTTGTTTTGGTATTAGTGAATAAGTTGCTCATATTAATGTTTCCTATAGTTGTTTATCTTGTCTCTAATACCAGTATATCAACTGATAATGCTATTAGTGTGTCTACTCTGTAAAGTGTTAGTAAGGGTGTGTATCTAAGGCAGGTAATAAAAAGCCCTCAACTAAGAGGGCTAGGAGGGTAGTTATTATTGTTATTCTACCTCTAGTTCTTGTACATATTCTAATACTTGTTGTGCCATGTTCATGATCATAGTTTGTTGTGCACTTTGAATCATGTTAAAAACATTAGTGGCTACACTATCATCAACATAAGCGTGCCAATCAGCCAACCATAATAATAATACACTATAAGAGTTATCTACTAGGTTATCAGCTAATTCAAACAGCTCATCTTCATCAGTATTTGAATCGATATCTAAAAACAGATGGTAAGCTGTAGTATATACCCAATCATTAGGTAGTCTATCACCATGTAATTCACGGATAAGATCACGTAGCTCATCAGGTGCATTATCTGTTAAGCAGTAGAATGATTCGCCATTATCTCTAGTCTTGTTTTCAAAGTAGTTCTGCATAATGTTTCTCGCTATAGTTGGGTTAAAGTCTAATATTAGTATG